AAAAATATCCTGAAAGTCCAACAGCATTTGAATTTATATTGAATGAAACAGTTGACGCCATTCACGATTTAAACAAAAAAGAATTTAATAAAAAGTTACCCGCGATTGTTAATAGTGTCAAGACTGCAAATAGAGTAAAAGAAACTAGAGACTGGTTTTTAAGTAAAGAATTTGAAAAAGCACAAAAATCAGTAGGCGGTTTTTGGATTTGGAAAAATGCAATTAAAAAAGCAAAAGACGGTGACGACGAAGAATTAATGTTTCATATTTTTATGGGATTATTGGCCAACAACAATTTTCAAAAAGGTATAGGATTTGAAGACTTGCGTGGATCAAATATGGCAAGATATTATTACAACGGTGTAATGAAAACTATGAAAGACATTGATCCAAAATGGTGGGTAAAACTAAAAGAAGATGACAATTTAATGATGAAGTTTTATGAAGATAGACAAAATATTGCAAGAACAAATGGTCGTGCTGATAAAAGTTTATCTGATTCAAACACTTTGCATTGGAAAACACTTGTTGAAATGAAAAAACATTTTAAACAAATCCAAAAAGATAACAATGTTGCTGGTGGGGATATGAATTTTTTCCATTTTGCTGATCGTGTTGCGTGGAATCCGTTAACACTAAAACATAGAAAAGTTTTAGTAACATCTGATGATTTTGTTAACGAAGTTGCACAGGCATTAGATCCAATAAATTTAAAACAATTAAAAAAATATGAAAATTTAACTTTTGAAGAAATCAATAAATTAGATCAAAATATAATTTTAGATGAATTAAAAGGTATGGCTAGACAAATTTACGAAAGTACAACAAATTATAGTGCTATTGATTTTAGTAAAGAAGGTCGAGTAAGTTCTTATTTGTTGTTTAAAGATGGTGCAAGTGAATTTGCAATAAGAAAAAAATACACAACACAAGATCCTGTAAATGCAATTTACACTCAGTTTATGAGATTTTCAGAAGAGAATGCAGTTACAAGATTATATGGAAAAAATTTACAAGCATATTTTAAAGAATTAAAAGATTTGATGTCAAGCGATCCAATGATGAAAAAATATGTTGATAGCGATGGTTACAAAACTTTTATATCACATTTGAGAGCAACGCAAGAACCATCTACTATTAATAAAACACAGGGTGGTAGATTTTTTACAACATTAAGAAATATTAATGTTGGACACTTGGGTTTTATACCAATGGATCAAACGCTTGTTGAACCATTTTTTGCTATTTCAAGAATGAACAGAGCAAATAAAAAATGGTTTAGAAATATGAAAACTATTTCAGGACATCATCCGTTGTTAACAAGCAAAGAAAATAGAAATATTGCAGAACATTGGGGAATGGCTGTTGAACATATCATTGGTATGACTCAAATGAGATTGTATAACACAATGGCTGGAACTTTGGCAGAAGGAAAATTTCAAGGATACAGTGAAAAATTTGCAAATGGATTTATGAGATACAATGGATCAACTTGGTTGTCAGATGGACAAGCGGCTGGTGGATTATCTGTATTAAGAAGTAATGTTACTTCTGCGTTGGACACAGGTGCTTCTTGGAAAACATTAAGTGAAACAAATCCTGATTGGATAAGAGAATTACAAAGACACGGTTTTACAGAACAAGATTACGCACAAACTTTGCAATACTGGAAGAAAAAAGGTCCAGATGGCAAAAGTGTAATTGCTGATTCAGATGGCAAAATAGATATTTTTTTATTAGCAAATAAAATGGATGAAGCAGAAGTAAAAATAGGTGGTTTAAGAGATGCTACTTTGTATGACAAATGGCACAAATTTTTCAACAGTAATGTAGATGGATTGTCAAGGATCAAACCAGGCGATACTGAAAAAATGAGATTAAGTTTTTATATGGATGATTCAAGTTGGTCTGGTGGTGTAATAGGTGGAATTTTAAAAACAATCACACAGTTCAAATCATTTTCATTTGCAGTTGGAAGAAGAATGCACGGAAAAGAAATGCAAGATGGTGGTATGGCAGGATTAATGAGCGCCGTTGGTTCTGTACTTGCTTACACTTTTGTAGGTTCAGTACTGTATACACAAGCAAAAGAAGTAATGAATGGCAATGCTCCATATAGTTTTTTTAGTTCAAGATTATATGAAAGAGCACTAACAAGAATGCCTATACTAGGTAATTTGGCTGTTATTCCTTTTACAGAAATGTTAATGCAAAATTTAATTAGATTAGGTTTTGATCAAGAATTATTAACAGCCAGAGAATTTAAAAAAGATGCATTCAGACAATTTTTAGGTCCTGTAACTGATCAATTATTAAATCTTACAAGTGATCTATTTGGGTCATCACCAAGCCTAGGAAGCAAAACTAGTAAATTAACAAAAGATTTAGTTAACATATTCTTTCCAACCATACTAGGTATTAATTTTTTCAAATATTATTTGACAGATACATTAGAAGAAGCGTTAGATCCAGATGCATATTACAGAAGACAAATGCGTAAAGATGATTATGCTGAAGACGAAAGAATCGGTCGTAGGCACAAGTTTAAGTGGGAAAGAGTTTTTAATTAAGGATTTTATAAATACAATTATTAAAAGAGGATTTTAAATGGCTGTAAGCAACACAACTCCAAGAATTTATTACACTGGAAATAACAGTAGCACTGATTATACATTCAGTTTTGAAATATTAAAAACTACAGATATTGAAGTATATGTAGATGGTACTAAACAAACATTAGGAACAAAAGCAACTGCAACATCTACAATAGGTGGTGGAGCAGTAACAGGTCTAACACTAGGAGTTGGTGGAACAAATTACACAGTTGCACCTACAATAACAATTTCAGGTGGAGGTGGCAGTGGAGCAACGGCTACTTGTACCATTTCAAACGGTGCTGTAAACTCATTCACAGTTACAGGTGGTGGATCAAACTACACTAGTTCCCCAACTGTTACTTTTTCAGGCGGTGGAACTGCTTATGAAATCAATGACACCACAGACAACACAGCATCAACAGGCACGGTTCAGTTCAGAACTGCACCAGCATCAAGCACAAAGATCGCAATAGTATCAAACAGAACACCAGAAAGAACAACTGATTTCACAGATGGTGCGGCTTTGAGTGCGGCAACATTGAACAGAGAGTTTGATAATTTGAATGCGGCTGGCAGAGATAACAAAAGTGTTAGAGAACAATCAATCAAAATTGATGTTTCAGACGCTGACAGTTTCCACGCAAATGGTGATGCTAATTACGATTTAACACTACCAAACAAAACAACGAGAGCATCCAAATATTTGGGTTTTGACTCAGATGGAAATGTAACAGCACTGGGCATTGTGGCAAGCATCAATGATTTGTCAGATGTGAATACAAGTGGTGTTGCAACTGATAACATTTTAAAATGGAATGGCTCAAATTGGGTACCAACTTCTACACTTGATATAACAACAGAATTAGTTGATGACACTTCACCACAACTGGGTGGCAATCTTGATGTAAATGGAAACACAATAACAGCGGCTTCAGGCAATATTAAATTTGACAAAAATATGGAAGGCCACACAACAGGTGGTTTGATTTTGACACAACTTGCGGCAGGTGGTTATTCATCAGCAGATCTTGCCGACCTTGCTTATTTGTATGGACCGGGTGTCCACATTGAATCAGCGGCTCAATATGATTATCCCAGTCTAACTTTAAAATCAAGATCATCAGATGGATATGGTTACATTTGGTCAATGAGATCAAGAGACAACAGTGGGTCTGACACATATGTAAATGATAACGATTTATTATTCCAGTTCTATTCCAGTGCGTATGATGGTTCTAGTGGTTCAACAAAAGGTTATGCAACCAAACACGCATCTGTTGAATTGAAAGCAAATGAAAATCATACTGCATCTGCACAAGGAGCCAAAATAGAATTTTACACAACAACCACAGGAACAAAAACATCTGTAGAAAGATTAAGAATTGAAGATAAGGTTTGGGTCAATCCTGACAAGGCTGATGTTGATTTTAGAGTAGACGGTGACACAAACGATTTCCTATTAGTAGCAGATGCTGGTTTAGAAAGAGTGGGTATTGGCACTAACACACCAACAACAAAATTAGATGTTGCAGGAACTGTAAATGCAACTGCGTTCACAGGTGATGGTTCAGGTCTAACCATTGCAATCAACAATCTTTCTGATGTTGATACATCGGGTGTTGCTAACAACAAAATATTAAAATACAACTCAACAACTTCAAAATTTGAAATAAGCGATGACGCAGGTCATTCAACCACAGACACATTAACAGAAGGATCATCAAATTTATATTTCACAGATGCAAGAGCGAGAGCGGCAATCAGTGAAAATTCAACTCAATTAGCATACAACTCATCAACTGGTGTATTAACATACACACAAGGTGACACAGACACAGTATCAGAAGGTTCTTCAAACCTTTACTACACAGACGCAAGAGTGTTAACAAAGATCAATGCAACAAGTATTAGAGCATTATCAGATGTGCAAGATACCGCGGCATCAAATGGACAAGTATTAAAATGGAGCAATTCAAACTCTAGATGGGAACCACAAAACCCAGCAACTTTACTTTTAGTCAGTGATACTTCACCACAACTAGGCGGCCACTTGGATGCTGACGAAAAAAATATAACCGATGTTGGGGACATAACTGCATATGGAACTGCTTCAGATATAACAAATTTTAACAAAGGTGAATTTTTTGAATTAAAATCCAAAGATACTTCTTGGCCAACTCAAGTTTTTGCTAGAGCAAAAATTAAAGATTTTGGTCCTACAACAACTGCAGAAGCAGTTGAAAATATTGCACAATGGGATTTTGTTTATCATACACCAGGCAACTGTAACAGTGGTGGTGTACCAATTGTTGGAAAAGCACAAAATGATGTTCAAGGAAAAGCGGCCTGGGGTATTGCCTTGGAAGCAATCACTAGTGGTAATAAAGGTGCAGTTCAAAACAGCGGCAGAATAGATGTCAGCACATTTAATAATATTAAACGCAGTGATTCCGGTCAATTGGTCGGTGGTACTATTTCACCAGACGATGTTTTATATTTGTCAGACGAGGCAGGAAAGGCAACAAATGCAAAACCAACAGGTTCAACTGCAGGTAGTGGTGCAGTAGCAGGAAAAACTTTTTATCATTATCAACAGAAACTTGGTGTAGCAGGTGACAATGCAACATTTGAATTAAACATTGACAAATTACCTTGGCAAAATGGACTAGATGGAAATCAAACTTCTAGCACTCAATATGGTCTAGGAACTGATACATTTACAGATGGTGCAGACAGATGGTTCACTGACAAAGGTGGAGTAACACTTACAGGATCACAAACACTTACAAACAAAGAATTAACCACACCAACCATTGCACAAATTAACGGAACTGCTGGTATAACATTAGATGCCGCAACAAATCTTGTGTTAGATGCAGGCAGTGGAACAACATTCTTAAAAGATGATAATGCAGAATTTGGAAGACTGGTCAACAACAGTGGCCAACTATGGATATATTCAGGTGATACTACTGGAGGCAGTGGTGGTAATCCAATCAAATTTACTAACGGTGCTACAGAATTAACAGGCGATGTAACTGTTTCAGGTGATTTAACTTACGGTGGTAACATTAACCTAGCACAAAATAAATTAATTACATTTGAAGGTGCAACAAACAATACATACGAAACAACATTAACAGTTGAAGATCCAACAGCGGATAGAACAGTTACCATACCAAATGCTACAACAACACTGGTAGGTACAGACGCTACACAAACACTTTCTAACAAATTTTTAACTGCTCCAACACTATATGGTGCATCAGCAGGAACAAATGGTATATTGAAATGGAATGGTGCAGATGATGGTCCTGATCATACTATCACGATGCAAGTGGCGTCAGCAGGTATTAGTGGTGATTACACATTAGAATTACCAAGAGCACCTAGTGACACAGGCACAGATACTATTGTGTCTAGAAATTCAACAGACACCTTAACAAACAAAACTTTAACATCACCTGTATTAAACACAGGCGTATCAGGAACTGCTATCAAAGATGAAGACAATATGGCTTCAAATAGTGCTACACATTTGGCTACACAACAATCAATCAAGGCATATGTTGACGCACAAACTGATCTAGTTAATGACACTTCGCCACAATTAGGTGCAAATTTAGATACTAACTCACACAATATTTTAATTGATGATGCACATTTTATTGCAGATGAAAATGGCAATGAACAAATTGTATTTCAAACAACTGCTTCTGCTGTTAATCAACTTGAAGTTACCAATGCGGCAACAAGCAATAGTCCAACTTTAGCGGCAACAGGTGATGACACAAATATTCATTTATTATTGAATTCAAAAGGAACTGGTGAAGTAAAAGTTAATAGTGATCTTAGAATAACAAAAACTGGTGGAAAACTATATGCCGATGACGCCACTTTTGATACTTTAAGAATAGAAACTCAACCAACTTTGGATGTACCACTTTCAGTTGCAAACGGTGGAACAGGTGCAACAACATTCGCAGATAACAAATTGATAGTTGGTGATACTACATCAAACTTACAATCTAAAACAGAATTGGAGTTTGACGGAACAACATTCAAAGTCATAGACAAAGAAATTGCAACAAGCAAAATCAAGATCAGTGAAGGTAACACAACAACAATCAAAACAAGTGTTGCTAACGATCACTTGATAATCAAACCAGATCAAACAGGTGCAACAGGAAATTATGGTGCACAAGGTGAATGGGGATGGGGCGGTGGTGTCACACATATCAATGGTCCACTATCAATCAATCCAACAGACACACCAGATGTTGGAGAACTTTACAACCAAGGTATCCAAATCACAGGCACACACGACAGTTGGCCAGCAATGGTACTTGCTTCAAAATCAGACAGCGGCAAATTTGGTAATGTTTGGTTCTTAAGATCAGGTGGTGATGGCACAGATGCAAGATGTTCAGATGGTGACACACTGGGTGGTTTCTACGCATCAGGTTATCAAGCATCAGGATCAGGTGCAAATTACAACACAGTAAGTTCTGCTTGTTACTTTGTAGTAGCAGGTGATCACAGTGACACTAACTCAGGTGGTTACTTCCAGGTAAGAGCAACTGGCGAAGATTCAACAAGTATGAAAACAGTTGCAAACTTCAAAGGTAACAGATTACACATCAACCCAGACAATCAAAACATAGACTTTAGAGTTGATGGTGATACAACAGACAAGTTGTTAGACATTGATGCAGGCACTGAAACTGTGTTAAGTGTTTCAAGCAAAATTGACTTTACAAACCTTCCAACTTCAGATCCAGCATCAGCAGGCAGACTATGGAATGATTCAGGAACATTGAAAGTAAGTGCAGGATAATATAATGGTAATAAGAACTAACAAAAAAAATGTAGTAATTTGTCAGCACTGGTGTTTTATATGTTGGTTCAAAAATTGGACAGTAAGCAGTTATGACAAATAAAAATTCAACAGCAGAGAGATTAACAAGACTGGAAACTAAATTAGATTTATTAATGTCAAATCATTTACATCATTTGGATAAAAGAATGATAAGATTAGAACAAGGAATGATTGGATTGCTTGTTTTTGCAATCACTAATTTATTGATAGTCGTATACAATGTTGTTCTTTAATGCACTTACCACTTACTATTAATGGACAAGGATTTGGTGCAGAACACATCACAGTTCCAACAGGATTAGCAAAACAAACTAACAAAGGCCATTGGTATCCAAACTGGCGTTTTGAAATATATTACAAACAAAAATATCTCTGCAAACTCTATCATAATTTAATCCACAAAAGCGGAAACATAGTTTTTATTAACACTGGATATTCTGACAACGAATTAAAAGGTATAGGAATGCTTGTAAAATATTTTAATCTTTTTGATGTATACACAATAACAAATGAATCATCTTGTTATCAACCTATTAATGAAATACAACAAGCATATGAAAGTATTGGTGTTAAATTTTTATCAATTGAAACAAATATTACTAGATGTGTAGGACCAGTGTTAGATCAACTGCCTAAAAAAGTAATGATTATGGGCGAACAAGAAAATGGGTATTCAGTTAATGTCACTGGTGGATTTCAAACTTACAGTTCTTATTATAAAGGTTACATAGATCCATATCAAAGATACAGTGAGTACAAACAATTTGTTTTAGAAGGCAAAAAACAATGGAAAGATTTGTTGCTTACTAAAGATGAAATAGATTTTCACACCGGGTTCCACACAAAACCTAGAAAAAATCAACCTTATAAATTTTAATTTTTTAATTTTTCTTTTGCTTCAGCAATAATATCTAGAGGATTTTTTGCAGGAGCAGATGCATTGTTTGTTAAGCCAATTGCTTCTTGTACTGCTTTAGATAAACTGTTGTCATTGGTTCTTACTTGAACAATACCCCAGTTCTTTTTTCTTCCTAGTCTTTTTAAATGTCCTCTAATAGTTTGGATAACTTCTTCTTGTATGCTGTCTAAATCAAATTCTTGTTCGTGCATATCAGCGTGGATCCAATCTACTATAACTTTGTCTTCACACCATACAGATAATTTTGTTCCTACAGTTGCACCCATTTCTACTGCGTGTTCTAATGCAGTTTGGACTGCTACAAGTTCTGCTAATCTTTTATCCTGAGTAGGTAATTCTGTAATTTGTGGTTCAATATTATTTTTGTTTTCTGTTGTTGTACCATCAATACCACAAGTTGATTTTGTTGTTATTCTTCCACTAAATCCTGAAACACAATTATCGTCATTGGCTTTGGATGAAGTGTAATATGTTATTTTAGCCATCGTTTTCTCCTTTTCATTAAGTAGTATTATTTATCTGATAAATATTTTTGGAGGCTAAAACACTATGGAAAATAAAAAAACAGAAGAACACAAAGATTTTCAAGACAAAATAAATGCGCCAGTGCAGATTAACATTGACGGCATTCACAAAGAAAAATACAAAGTGCTAATTTGCACACCAGCATACGGAGGAATGTTCCACGATGGTTATTATCGTTCTTGTTTAATGACAATGGATATTTTAAGAAAAAATAATATTCCTTTTCAATTTGCATCTATCACAAATGAAAGTTTGGTAACAAGAGCAAGGAACACATTAGTATCAATTTTTTTAAATTCAGAGTTTACTCATTTAATGTTTATTGATGCTGATATAACTTTTCATCCTGATTACATTGTAAAAATGTTGTATGACACCTTAAAAGATGATGTTGAAATTGTAACAGGTGCGTATCCAAAGAAAGGTATCAATTGGACTAGCATAATCAACGCAGTACAAGATGGCATAACTGATCCTAAAATAATAGAGGGTTATAATCAAAATTATGTGGTTAATTTTGCACACAAAGACACTAAAATAATCGATGGATTGATAGAACTTAAAGATGCTGGCACTGGTTTTATGATGATTAAAAAAACAGTTTTTGACAAATTAATCAAGGAATATGGCAAACAATGTGCATATGAAAACGATATTAAAGATTGGCCAGAAGGTCAAAATAGGAATTTTTATGCGTTTTTTGACACTTGCATAGAAGGTGAAGGAATGTTAAAAAAGATGCCTGGCAACAGAAGATATCTTTCAGAAGATTATTTCTTTTGTAGATTGTGTCAAAGCATTGGCATAAAAATTTGGTATGACCCAAGAATCAATTTGGAACACGCTGGTCATTATAATTTTAAAGGATCGTCACAAAAATTAATTTCGTTTGATTATAAGGAAAAGGAAAATGGCAAAAAGAAAATATGATAGATTGTATTCAAAAAAAGATCCTAACAGTGAAAAAACAGTAGAAATATTTGCACAAGACAAAGCCTATATTGTTGTTTGTAGAAAAAAATTAGTCAAACTTTTAAACATATGGCCACAAATGGGTTATAATTTTAAAAAACATTGTGCATTTTTTTATATGCAACAAGGTTCTGCATTTAGAGAATGTGACAAATGGAATAATTTTTTTAACACTGATGCTTTCCAAGTACTTGAAATATCACTTGAAGCAGAAGGCCAATTGGTTTCAAGACCTGTTACTTTTGAAAAAATTAATAAAACAATTATCAGACGGAAAAAATTCCAACCTGACATTCATAAAAAAATATACAAAAGATCTAATTAATTATACCAATTAACTATTGCGTATCTTGTACCCATTGTGATTGGTGCAACTGAATGTGGATATAAGAAATTACTTGGAAACAATAGTACATCACCTGTTACTGCTTGGATTTCTTTTATTATTGTTTTACCACTCATATCCCAAAATTGAAAATTACCACCCATATATTCATCATTAAGCATTATACTCATTGATACTGTTCTTGGCGACAAATTGTAATGGTCAATGTGAGTGTTGAACTTTCCATTTACATCATATCTTAAAAATTGTGAATCAACTCTTTTCATCATTGGCACAAATTTAAAAGATGTTCTGTACATATTCAAACACTCTTCCAACATATCGTCCATTAATTTGTTTTCTTTAACAATTTTCAATGAACAATCTCTGTGGTTTTTCATCACTATATCACCTGATGGTGTTGCACTTCTTGCCTGAAATAAATCTTTGTCATAGATGTCAATAAACTGTTTACACTGATCTTTTGTAAAAACTGGATAGACCTTAATATACTCTATTTCACTATAATTGCTGGTTACTTTATCTTGCATATAAATACTTATGCACTTTTATTAGTGCTCCTAAAATCTGGCATATGACACTAGGTGATGGAGGGAGACTGAAGTCACCTAGTTCTTAACAAGGAGAAACTTAAATGAACAAGAATAGAGTAGAACAAGAATACACAGAAATATTAAAAACATTAGCAGAAGAATATTTTGATAAAGAAATAAATCACGCACACGAATTATTTTCAGATGCGGCTTGGCCCACACAAGATGATCCACACTACATTAAAAAAACAACATTTGTAGTTAACGCAAGAACGGCTCATCTAAGATTATTAAAAACATTGGCCCAACACATAAGTGGTGCAGTACATCCACAAGGTGAAAACCATATGTTAGAAAAACAACAAGCAGAAAATTTAATGAAACAAGCCAAAGAAAGAATTAGTAAAAAAATAAAAGTTGCTGATGTAGTTTCAATAGATAAAAAAGCGGCAGACAATGAGTAATGTCAAATATATCATTCAAAGAGTTTGTGGATGTTCAAAACATTATAGACGGTAGAGAAACACCTGATTTACATATTAGAGTTGCTGACTGGTTAGAAAACACACAAGAACATCCAAGAAGAATATTACAAGTTTTTAGACACGCAGGCAAATCACATCTGACTTGTTTGTATATTGTCTGGCGATTATTAGTGGATCCAAATTTCCAAGTTATTTTAATTTCTGCAAAAAGGAACATAGCACTTAGAAACAGTTTGATGATTAGATCAATCATTGAAACCAATCCACTCACAAAACATTTGAAGAATGATCTATATCAATGGCAAGCACAAAACTTCACAGTTGATAGAGAAATTATTTCACTTAACCCGTCAGTTGCAATATCCAGTTTGGGATCACAGTTGTCAGGACTACACGCAGATTTAATTATTGGTGATGACTTGGAAACATCTGATAACAGTTTGACACAAGATTCAAGAGACAGGATCAAAGAGCGTGTGCAAGAATTTGGTAAGATTGCAAAAAAGATCTTACTACTTGGTACACCACACTCAAACGATAGTTTGTACGATCACTTGGTTAACAGTGGATATGAGATGGAAAAAATTCCAGTGTATGATTCTGAAACACAAGAACTTGCTTGGCCTGATCACCCTGATGGACAATTTACTTGGGACTGGTTGGAACGATCTAGGCAAGAATCCACGGAAGGTGATTTCAAAGCACAGTACCTATTAATACCTAGTAAAACATATGAGCCATTGATGGCACTTGATCAAATCACAGAGTATGATGAGGATATTGCAGTCCATCATTTACCACAACCATTTGGCGGATATTTGCCTATAGTTAAATTAGGCAACAAAGAAAATGCACCTAACATAAGAAGAATGTGCGGTGCTTGGGATCCAGCCTCGGGTATGTATGCACGAGATAGATCTGTTTTTGCTGTGACAATGCGTGATGACAAAGGCAATGTGTATGTACACGATGTTATTGTGTTGGCCGCAGTAGACAAAGAAACTAAAGACTTTACACATCAAATTCAAACCATTGTGAATGCCTGTGTGAAATATGGCATAGCAACTGTGTTTATTGAGGAAAACTTTTCTGCAAGTTTGATCAACGAAGCAAGAAGAATATGCAAAGAAATGAAAAAGAAAATAAACTTTGTAAACAAATTTAGAAACAAAAACAAACAGGTGTTTATAGCACAAACACTTGAACCTATTATTAAAATTAATAGATTGTATGTACACAAAAGAGTATCAGATCATTCATATTTTATGAGTGAGTTGGAAGAATTTCCAAACAACAAACACGATGACTGCATTGATGCTGTGAGTGAATCTATATCTCACTTGCCTGAACCAATGGTAGACATCAGTAGAATACCTGCTGTTCAAAGTGTGGTAAGCAACAACGCTCAAACACACAAGATCAGCAAACTATGATAATAAATAACAATGTGTAAGATGAAGCACAACAACTGCTTCTCTTATAGTATATATATATAGTAACGCACACGCATAAAGAGGATATAAAATGAAAATTTACAATAAAATTGTGTGGGATAAAGAAGGCAATGTAATCGAAGAGGATTCTTACGAATACGAAGGACCCATTGTAGAATTAAAAGGTTCGCCGCCATCTCCGCCCCCGCCACCACCTCCACCGCCGCCACCACCGACGATACAAAGAGAGCAAAGTCCAACAAGGACTAGAGCACTTGGTTCTATGGCTGGTAGAAAAAGAGCAAGAGGTAGAGGAGCACTTGTTGCCAAAAGAGGAACACCATTAGGTGTTGAAGGTCAAGCAAGTGGAGAAGCAAGATCATTGTTAGGTGTAATCAAATTCATCGGCAATAAACTAGGAGTTCAGTAGTATGCCATTTATGAAACCTAAAATACCACCAGCGCCTAGTCCTGAAGATATCGCAAGAATGCAGGACAAGATTGCACAAGAGAGAGAAGCAAAACGAATTCAGATCGAATCTGACATTAAAAGAAAAGAGGCATCAGCCGCTTTAAGATCAAAGATGAGAAAAAGAAAAGGTCGTGGAACTCTCGTAACAAAAAAAGGTGGTTCAACTTATGTTGGATTAACTGATGATCCGTTAGCACCACAAACATCGAGATCTTTACTTGGGCAAATAGGTGGTTAGTAAATTATGGAAAAATCTTTAATAAGAAAAATATTTCAACAAGCCAAAGCGGCTAGAGAAATACACGAAGACGAAATATCAGAAGCATATAAATTTACATTTCCAAACAGAGACATTTGGAGAGTGCAAGAAGGTGAAACTGATAGAACAAAATTGTTTGATGCGACAGCGGCAGACGGTGTTCAAAATTTAGTTTCTACAATCTTAACATTGTTGATACCACAAAACCAACAATGGGCATATGTAGATGTAAGAGATGAAATCAAACCTAAAGTAGCACCTGACATTAGAAGAATGTTGGATATGTCTAACAAGGTTGTTTTTAAAACTATCCGTGATTCAAACTTTTATGTCGCGGCTTCAGAAGCACTGACTGACTGTGTAATATCAGGAACAGGTGCAATATCAATGATTGAAAGTGATAAAGGAATTGACTTCCTTGCAATACCAACACATCAATTATATTTTTTAGAAAATCACAAAGGTCAAGTAGATACAGTTTTTAGACAACATCATTTAACTGCACAATACCTAATAGAAAAATACGGTGCTGAAACAGTTGGCAGAGAAGTTGTCACACTAGCAGAATCTAATCCACACGGCAAAGTAAAAATTTTAGAATCTTGTTTAAAAGGTCCTAGCGATGATGAAATGATGTACCGTGTTTATCTAGAAGACAAAATGGTCTTGTTAGAAGAAAAAGTTTCTCCCGCCCAAATGTTTATCGTGTTCAGATTTGGAAAAACATTGGGATCCATATGGGGAGAGTCACCTGTGAGACAGGCACTTGCACATATACGGGTAGCGAACACGGCAACCCAATTGATAATGCAACAGAGTGCGTGGGCCGGTCTTGGTGCTTGGCAAACCGATGGATCAGAATCCACTGTCAACTTCGCTAATATGAAAATTGAGCCAGGTGATGTTATTACTGTTGATTCAGAATTAAGACCAATTCCGTTTCCAGGCAACTTCAATATAACTTTCCAAACTGTAGAAGATCAAAGACAAAAAGTTAGAACAATGTTGTTCAATGATGCAATTATTCCACCACAGGAATCACAGCAAATGACAGCATTTGAAGTACAGGTTAGGCAGTCTGAATTTTTTAGGCGGATAGGCCCTTATGGATTAAGATTAGAAATTGAATTCCTAAGACCAATAATCAAAAATCTAATTACAAGATTACAGTTAAGAGGTGAACTACCAGAAATTATTAACGACAATAGAAGTTATGAGATTGTGGTCAACTCTGCTGTTAAAAAAGGTATTGGTATGTCTGAAATACAAAGAGACATCCAATTACTACAAATCGTATCGCAGTTGGGACCAGAAGCAGTTGCACAAGTTGACATACAAGCACTCGCAAGAAAGATATTGCGTGATGGTGATATGTCTCCTGAAGTGTTACTAGATCCTGATATGGTACAAGAAAAACTACAAGCGGCACAACAACAACAAATGCTGGCACAGGCGGCTGAACAATTACAATCGCAAGATCCAAGAACAAGCGTTCAACCAACAAGTCCGCAACCAAACTTAGAATAGAACCAAAATGAAAATGAAAGCGAACAATTATGCGTATAACAAATGGGAGCGATTACCAAACTCCTGAACAAAGACAACTGCTAAAAACAATGGCAGAAAGATGGGTTAACCATCAAAAACATATCCAAAACGGCAATCCTTTTTCAGAAAGATATTTGGATTATCTAATCAACCTTGAGCAAAACAGACCAGGCTTTGGTTACGCAGAAGGTATTGAAGATGATTCAGGTTATCTGCATTGTGTACTACTTGCAGAGATAACTGAAAATATGTGGGTCAACGAAGCAGATGCAAACATCATTGCAATATTATCTAATCAAAAATCAAAACAAAAGTATCTAAAAATATTATTGAAAAGATTTTTTGATTGGGCAGACAGAAGAAATTGCACAGAAATATATTGCTTCAGTTGGTCACTGAGACCTGCATATAATCGCATATTCAAACAATTGGGTTTTGAACCTGCTGGATATACATTCAAAAGGAAAAAGAAATGAAAGATCTAACAGAAATAAAACAAGCATACTTGGCCACATTCGGAACACCAAGAGGTCAATTAGTATTAAAAGATTTGGAGAGGATCATCAACAGCACCAGAGTAACTGCTGATGCACCTAATCCATACAGCGCCATTTACAAAGTGTCGCAACAAGCATTGATTCAAAGAATCAATAATATGATGGAGAAAGAAACTCCAAAAACTAAACTAGGAGGAAAATAAAATGGAAGAGAACCAAACTCAACAAGTAGAACAAGCAAATCCTGACAATATGGATGTCAATAGAGTAAGCACAGAAGAATCCAATGCAGGTTTGTTAAAAACAACTGACAGTGAAGCACCCAAGGACACGGGTGATAGACCTGCTTGGTTACCAGAAAAATTCAAGACTGGTGAAGACCTTGCAAAGTCATACAATGAACTAGAAAAGAAAATGACTGATCAACCCAAAGCACCTGAAAATTATGATTGGAAATTTGTGGAAAAAATGGACCTGCAAATTAACAATGATGATGCTACTGTTAAAGAAGCAGAAACAATGTTTAGTAAACTTAATATGACGCAGGATCAAGTGGAAGGTGTGATAGCATTGTATAAAGATCAATTGGATGTTATACAAGACGCACAACCACAGGGCGTTGATCTAGAACAACAGAATGCAATATTAAAAGAAAAATGGGGCAATGAATATGATTCTAGGATAGTTGCAGTCAAGAAATTTGCAAGTAAGTATTCACCTGAAACACTGACACAACCTTTGGCCAACACAGCAGAAGGTTTGCAAATAATGTATGATCTAATGTCGTCGGGCAGAACACCAAATCCAATACAGGAATCAGGTAGAACTGAAATAGACAGCATTAGCATAAGAAGTCAAATTGCAGAAATGCGTAAAGATGACAAAATGAATCTACCACAAGGTGATCCTTTGGGTGATGCACATAGAAATGAATTGTATTCACTCTATGAAAAGTTGTCTAGAGCAGGCCAATAATCAATTGACACATTGTTTTAAATGTGTTATAAATACTAATGATATAGAGTTGCTGTATAGACATCTATGTCTCCTTAACTTTCAGAAATGGAAGTTTAGTTATATTGTTTAAATGTTAGCAGGGTGGGTTTCGCGGCTCACCCTGTTTTTATTATGGAAAAACAAATTTATAAAATGCAACCTAACTCAATCTTAATCGCTAGAATCCAACCTAACTCAATCTTATTTGCTTATGGCCAAGGTAAAAGAAAAAATTGAACACATTGGTGTAAAAAAAAAGACTTCCATTGGTCGTGGTAAACACAGCAAAGCAATGATGAACAAGTCCAAAAGACGATCATACAAAAAGTACAATCGCCAGGGTAAACCATAATGTCCAGAAAGACTAACACTATGATGATCGCTCTGTTGGGGACTATCCTGATGGGTCTGAGTACTTGGGCCTTGATAACCATAATTGAACTACAGACTATGGTCGCAATGATGCAACAGGAGTTGTTAAGTCTTGATAAAGTTATTGGTCGTATCTACGCACATATGGACCCTC